GGGGGGGGAAAAAAACCAGCAGTATGAGAAAAAAAAAACCAAAAAAAAAAAAAAAAAAAAAAAAAAAAAAGTAAAACCAAAAAAACTAAATAAGACATCTATAAGAAATGATAAGCCAGAAAAAAAAAGTGGTATGAAAGATATAATGTCTTCATCTAAAGTAAAATCTAAACAATAGTCGCACTAGTACTACTATCACCTATGAGTGATTTAGGGTCAAAGCCTGCCGATTGTTCGGTAGATGCTGACGCTGTTACACCTGCGGCGGTAGGGTTCTTTTGTGCGTCTTCTTTCTCTTTATGACTTTTAATTAATTGGTGTATTAACATACCTACACCTGCTATTTCTCCTACAATAGGCACAGCCTCTGTTAGTGCTGTGCCTGCTACTTCCGCCATATCAGTTAGTCCTGCCTTTTCTACTAATGACTTAATACCAGTTTTCGCCATACTGGCTAATCCTTGCTTGGCTTCTCCTGATACCAATTGTTCTGTGCCTCCCCTAACGGCAGCGGCCAAATCGTTAGCACTACTCATAGCCTTTCCAGCCATTTGACCTGCTTCTTGAATTACTGGTCTAGATTCTGCTACAGCCTGACCTGCGGCATCTGCGGCTCCTGATGCTGCCTTGCCTCCTCCACCTGTTACATCACTCAATAAAGAATAGCCTCTGCCTGCCTGCGATGCGGCTTCCTGTGCTCTGCTTACTGCTGATGTGGCTGTGTCCGCTACATCCTGACTGCCTCCATATATTCTAGCCACTTCCTCATCTCTAGCCTGTCCCTGTATATCTTCCAACGCACTAGCGGCTTTTTGGTCGCCTTCTGGTGTGGTTTCAATTGTAGTTCTTTGATTTCTAACTTTTTCAGCATATGCGTCGTTAGTAGGTCTAAATCGTTTAGTTTGTTGTGCTAGTCTATCCTGAATGTTAGAAAGGTCATCAGCCTGTGGTGGTCTTGCTGTGTCTCCTGTAAATCGTGGGTCTACATCTGGTCTAGCCTCTGCTCGTAAGGCTTGGGCTTGGTCTGCTGTTTGTCTAGAAACAAAAGAACCAAAATCTTCACTACCACCGCCAAAGTTTTTAGAAAATGTCCCTTCTACATCTCCTAAATCATCGTCTGGTTGTGCTGTAGGTCTAAATGGTTTAGCACCACCCTCGGCCGCTTGCTTTGTATCATCTGCCCCCAATCGTACTAATCTATCCTCTGTAGCATCTAAATCACTCACACCTGCTGGTCTTGAGGCGGCATCATCAGCATCCTGAATGTTCTGTCTAACTGAAGTTCTCAATTCCTGTGCCTGACCCATAGGTTGCTCGTCTATTGGTTTCCCCTCGCTGGCTGGGTCAAACTCTCTGGTGGCTCTCTGTTGATTTTCTGCGGTTGTGGCGTCCGTGTGTTCTGCCGTAGATTTGCTAACTTGTTCGGGGTTATTCCCTCCTGTGGTTTGTCTCATCTGTCTGGCCTTATAGGCTTTTTTGGCGAGATGAAAGGCACCGTGTGCTGCCGCACTTGCTCCTGCTATAGTTCCACCTAACTGGGCCATATACTCGGCGTGGGCTCCTACTTTACTCATAGCAAAGTTTTCGCTTTGTGTTTTCCAGTTATTCATAGCACTATTGAAAGCATCAGCCTGTGACCCTAGGCCAGCCTGAAACTGATTTATCTTATCTTGATAGGACATAGTATACATTTAGTATATTTTTTTTTTTTCAAAAAAGTTAGAAACAATTCTAACAAATTTAAGATTCATTATTATCATCTACTTTATCCACTTTATCTACTTTATCATCTACACCCTTTTGTGTGCCTTTGATTTCTTCCATAGGGTCGCCCTTTGGATTCCACGGCTTGGCCCATCCTTCCTTTTTACTCCATATGATTTCATCGTGGTTTCTCCTCGCTTCTAAATGTTCTACAGATAAGTAGGTAAAATCATATTCATCTACTCTAGACCTATTGAATATTTCAAAAAACTCCTTATCACCTCCACCAAAAAAACTTAAACTCTCCGCCATCTTTTTTAATTCTCCTTCAGGAAAGGTTCCCATAATATAATAGGCTGTCGCATTATTTCTAGCAATTGTACTAATGTATTTAAAATACTGTGTAGTTAGACAGATACTTAATTTACCTTCTATCTCACCATTTCCAATATGTCTAAACTTTGTGATTAGAGAACTTATAGCATCTGTTTTACCTCTACTAAAATTTACATTACCAATTATATCATCAAATAAAATTAAAAATCTACCATCTCCTTCATCACTCTCAATCATTCCCACAATCTCATCTAACAATTCCTCGCTGTATTCTGTAAAGATAAAATCAAACTCTTTGATTAGATGCTGATTGATAGCGTCATTATAGGCTGTGGTAGATATTAGGATTCTAGTAGTAAAATCATCTTTATAGAATCTTTCACTTAAATATAAGTTAGATACTAATAGACTTTTTCCTGCTTTGACTCTACCTACAACCAAATGTAGATGGACTGGAGATGAAAGAGGATAGTTAGGTTCTCCTTGGTTTAGTTTAGATTCATCAATTATCATAGGGTAAATAGTTAGGTCTTGCTTTTGTGTCTTCTTCTTTTCCTTTTTCTTTGGGTCAGGGTCGTGTTCGTCTATTTGATATAGGTTATAATCGTTAGTTTTATCATATTTGTGACTCATAATTATAATATTGTTAGATATTTTTTTATGGCTTTTGTTCTTCCATAATCATCTCTAAATTCTGTTTATGAGAATTAGATGGAGGTTCTACTTTGTATTTTGTTAGATGAGTTTCTAGATGAGAATATAATTTATTTGAATCTAATATCATATCATCACTAACTGTATCCATTATTTCTTTGAATTCAAAATAATCATCATAATTCTGTGCCTGTTCCATAATATTGTATTTCAACTGACTAAAACTAGAGATAGCATCATTTCGTTTTTTATCCTGTGCTTCAGTAAATTTTCTTTGAATCTCCTGTTCTTTCTCTAACTTAATATGTTTGTTTTTTAGTCTTCTCTCTTCTTTTTGGACTGCCGCATTCTCCTGTTGTGCTTTGAGGTCTTTTTCCATTTTGCCTTTGTCTTGCTGTGCTTTCTTGGCTGCCCTTTTCTCGGCCATTCTAGCCCTGCCTTTGGCTAGTCCATCCAGTTGTGCCTGTGATAGTTTTTTCTTCGCTTTGATGTTTTTTTTCTGTGTTTTGTCTTTAATAAAGATTTCCTCACTCATAATTTGTTAGATAATAATTAGTTAGATTTTATTTCTAAAAAAAAAAATATCATTCTAACATATATCATTATGTCTTATTCTATTCAACCTGCTGCTGGTACTAATATGGCTTCATCCAAAAAACCTATGAAAGCACAAAAACCTAGCCCAGCGATGGGTCAATTCGGTGGTATGGGAACCGCCGTCACCCCACCACACATACAGAGTGCTAACACTCTTTACACACCTAATACCAGTATATCCAGACCTGTAGCCGACCCATTTCAAGGAGTAAAACAAAAACAAGCATCCACACAATTTGATACATACCGAATGCTAACAGGTAAGGAGTTAGAAGACGCCAAGCAAGTATATGGAGCCGCACAAGCCGATAATGTCTCTAACCTAGTCCAGAGCCACAGTAGAGCAGGCGGTATCGGCGGAATCCAATAGATTGGAGATATTGGAGATATTGGAGATATTGGAGTGAAAAGTTAGACAAATATTTTTGAAAAATATAATCTAACAAACTAATATATAAAATGGATTACATAGACTACTATGTATATGTGCCGAGTTTCCAACGATATGATGTGCTATATGAGACTACTTTAGATATGTTAGATAGATGTGATGTAGACCCTACCAGAATAATCATCTTTTTAAAAGATGAGGAAGAGTATGATAAATATATTGAAAGAGGTAATCTATATTTGTATGAAGTTGTTCTAACAAATTGTTCTAACATAAAAGATACTAGAAACTTCTTAAGACTATATCAAAGAAAAAACAATCATACCTATGTAGTTCAGGTAGATGACGATATAGAGAATATAGTCCATATGGGTGAGCCTGTAGAAGAGTTAGATTCGCTAATACAAAAATTCTTTATGATTACTTTAGATAAGAATCTATATTATTGGGGTATCACTCCATATCAAAACCCATATTTTTTTAAAGAAAATCATATATCAACTAATCTAAACTATATCTGTGGAGCATTCAACGGTCATATACTTGACCCTAACTTACCAGAGATAAAAACAGAGGTAGGACATTTTGAAGATTTTTATTTTAGTATAGGTCATTTCTTACGAGATGGTGGATTAGTACGATTCGGTGCTTATGGCTTGGAAACTAAACTATTTGGAGATGGTGGAATTTGTGGTTCTTTAGGTGGTAAGGCTAAAAGAAAAGAGGAAATGATTAAAAATGCCGAAATAATGGCTGAAACATTTGGACCAGATATTTTAACAGTTACATCTAACAAATGGGGCGTTGGTCTTAAATTAAATTCTAGGTATAAATCAAATGGTATTTAGTGGAAATTGGTATGAGGATTTAGCATTACTAACTGAATATATCAAAGAAGTTAGATTCATACAATCTACTGACCGTCGTAAGATAGGAATAATAAATAAAAAATCCTATTCAGTATTATATGGACTTACCTACAAAAAACCGCCTAACATTTTTAAAGAGCCTGACCCTAACTCCAATTTATATCGTTCGGTGGCTTGGACGGAATACCCTCACTTGCTTGATGTCTTTAAAGAATTTTCTGGATTATACTTTCGCGGTAGAGTATGGGACTCTATACAAATAAATATTAACTTTAGATGTAATCCTCATAAAGATAAAAAAAACTGTGGTCGTAGTGTGTTAGTGGCTATGGGTGATTATACTGGTGGAAAAACTTGTATAGATATAAATGGGTCAATCATAAAGTTAGACGCTAGAGATTATCCTGTTATATTTGATGGTAGTAAATACACACACTATGTAGAACCGTATGAAGGTGTTAGATATAGTTTAGTATTTTTTGAAAATTTTAAAAGAAAAAAAATCTCCTAATATAATATGCCTTTCAATTGTATTTTGTGCGAGAAAAGCGATGATTATCTCTTTACCAGTCATTTTTGCCTTAAATGCCGCAGGGTTAAACATCTTATCAATATTTACGGTAATGATTTTTATGAAAGTATGGAGAATGTGTTAGTACGAAACAAAACACAACAGAATAATAAAATTAAGTTAGAACACAAAAAAATGGATAAACAAGAAAAAGTATATGGAGATGAATCTCATATAAAAGGCTATTCTAAACCATAGTTGTAAAGAGCAGCAATTTTATTATTACCAAATCCACCATTATAGATAGCAATAAATTCAGGTGGCTTTTCTATAAACACACGAGCATAGTATCTAGTAGTTCCAGTTAATGGTATCCACTCTATGTCTTGTGGTCCATTACCAAGGCCACCTGTTGGAACAATTTTAGTATGGACGAAATAATCACTCGTAGCGGTATTTTGTCGTGCTACCATAACATAAGTATCTTCTACCACACCACTATCAGCAGTATCAACCATTAAATATACATTAGCAAATGTATTATCAGCCGATAAACTTTCTGTGTGACCCAAAGCACCACTAGCAATAGTTGTGGTATTAGAGTAACCGCCGCTAGATGTATTTACAGCGGACTTTACATTTAACACACCAGCAGTATCACAGGATAATTTGGTGGAAGTGCTAGCAGTTCCTATTGTGGTTCTAGCACTTAAATCAAATGCCCCTACTGTGCTACTTCTACAAACTGAAAGTGAATTTGAATTTACTTTTTGTCCTAATGTAGTTGGTAATTGTGTAATACCAGAGGCACTAACTATATCAACATTACCAATATTGATATCGCCTGCCGAAAGTTCTACGGCAACCTTATTATTACTAACACAACCTTCTATTGTTTCCACAGCACCCTCAATCTCACTTAAATGAGTTATCATAGTAGATTGATTAGCAGCCGAAGCATCACCACCACCAGACATAGAAACTACATCAACTTGTAAATGACCTGCGTCATCTACTTTCATAGGAGTTATTTTAGTAGCATTAACAGGGTCATCAAGACCACAGTTAATGACTTGTTTGGTTTCGGTAATAGAACCGCCGAGAGTTGTTTGAGCGTTAGTACCACTTATCATACCAAATCTTCCCTGTTGGTCTAATACATACTGCTGTCCTGCTGAATCTACATTTAAGGTTTTAAATTTAGTTGATGTATCATCATATCCGCAAACTTGAACTGAAGCCAAGGCAGTAGAGGCTGTGATTTTACCACTTGCCGCTAATTCCACAACATCTACTAATAATCTATCTCCTAGACATTCTAATGGTTGTAAAGTTCCATCATCTTTTTTACCATATATTAGAACTTGTTGTAATTCAGCACCAGCGGCAGTAGCATCTTTACCTTTTGTTATTTTACCATCTAAACTAGTTAGAGTAGAATTTCCAGATGTTTGTAAAGCAGAAGTAGCAGCACCAGTCGGCAAACTACTTTCACAGACTACCTTGAGTTGTCCTGAAGCATCTAGGTGTAGATTATCAAACTCTTGAGAGTTAGGCTTTTGAGCGATTGGTATTATATGAGGCATTTATGATATATTATTTTGTTAGATTTTATTTTTAAAAATAATCTAACAAATATTTTACTAACATACTAATCCATCTGGATTGACTGAATCACTAGCAAAACTCTTTAACACTTTCAAGTAGTAATAAGAATGTTGTGGAAGAGCCCCTAACAAAGTGCCGTTAGCATCTACTGCTTCTATCTTAAGAGTTCCATACTCACCCAGCACAGGTATTGTAAAAAACTGATACACATCTGGTTCTATAATACGACTCCACACATTTTTAGGAGTCATAGCGTGTTCTGCGGCAATAGAGAAAAGTCCATCATTACTAACTGTTAGAGACTGTGCTAAAAACTTTGATGGTTGTGCTAACCAAGTTAGTCGTAGATGTGTTTCTACAGAATAACAGGATATTTTGATACAGGAAAAATGAAAAGTATAGGTTAGAGGCAGAGTTGTTGTTAGGGCATCTAGTTTTTGTAATCCCCTATCCCAAAAGATGTCTGTTGTGTTTTGATTTTGAATTAAAGATGATTGAGTCGGCATTATTATATTAATCTAATATATATTTCTGGAAAAAAAAATATATAGTTAAATTATATCATTCAATATGGCTACCGATTTAACCAATAATCAAGTTGTCGCAGGAGCGTCTTCTCAATTTGTTAGTATTGTTCCAGAAAATGGCGAACAATTTTCACCCAGACAGAAAATTATTATTAATGTAGAGCCTGAACTAGGCTATATTAAGAAAGATTCATATTTAGTACTAGATGTTTTAAATACATCACCTAACAATCTTTCGGTTACATTTGACCCTAGAGCAGGAGTTCATAGTTTATTTGATTCTATCAATATCTATTCTAAAGAAACTGGTGTTTTGTTAGAATCGTTACAGAATTATTCACAGTGGAGGGCTGTAGAGCATCAGTATCTTTTTGATGATAAAACCGATATTCAAACCAAGCAGGGAGTTGGTGAGCCCTGTAAAGCATTTGGTTATAATATTGTAGGTGATGCTAACAACGCCGCTGTTCCAAAAAGTCAAGTTTTGGCTACTGCTGGTAAATTAGAAAACTCTAGATTGTCTGCCGTTGATGTCGCCTGTAATGCTAAATATGCTACCACTAGATTTATGTGTCCTATTAAATCAGGTTTGTTAGGTGCTTTTGATGAAGAAAAATTAATTCCAATCCTCAATCTTGGAGGCTTAAGAATTGAGATTGATTTAGCAGAAAACGAAAAAGCCCTAGTTAAGGTAATGGGTGAAATCCAAATTCCAGCAGGAGCCGATAACTCACAACTTACGAGTGCTGTAGATTTAGTTAGTGATGTAGCCACTAGTGGATACAGCATTAAAGGTGATAATGCTGGAGCCGCTGTAATCGCACAAAATACCGCCGATTTATGGCTAGATGCTGGTGGTAATAATGGCTTTGAAAGTGCTGCCGCTACTGGTTTAGTTGTTGGTAATATTTTAAGAATCTACGACCATACGGGTAATGTAGTCGCCGCCGCTGGTGAATTGACTATTGCTGCTGTGGAAGTAGATGGTGCTGCTAGTGTAGTAAATGGAAAAACAGTTTATCAATTTGTTAAAGTTACTATGACTGGTAATATTTCAGCACAAGATATTGATACTACTGCTAATAACTTTTACATTAGAATTGCTAACGCAGGTCAGGCTGTATCATACAAATTACAGAAAGTAGAATATAGACTTTTACAGATTACACCACCACCTAATGTAATGGCTAGTCTAGCCAAAGGAATTAACTATGAATTTACAAGTTATGAACTTTTTCTTGATAATGTTCCTACTGGTGCCTTGCGTCATCAGGTTCCTATCAATTCTGTAGCCAGTAAAGCATTAGCGATGTTTTCCGTAATGTTTGATACAACTGGAGAGTTAGCCAAGAATGCTAAATCTCATTATAGTGGATTAGTACCTGAAGATGATAAAGTTAAGTTAAATAACATAGTTTATTTTATAAATAATAGATTGTATCCATTAAGGTCATACAATCCACAATCCAAGGGTGATAAAGTGCTAACTCTTAACGAACTAAACAAGGCGTGGAATTCCATAGGAAAACAGCCATTATGTTTAGGTAATAATGAGTTTAGTGATTTAAATGGATACACCAATACATTTTTAATAGCCAGAGAGTTAGCGAGAAATGGTTTTGTATTTGATTTAAGAAATGCTGAACCTGAAATCCGCCTACAGTTCTCTGGAACACGAGCAGATGTGTTAAGAATCAACACATTTGTATTCAGTAAAAGAGTAATCCAGACATCGGCACAGGGAGTTCAGGTAATTTACTAAAATATTTGTTAGATATATATAAACAAATAATGCCTGAACCAACTAACAAATCATTATATGCTAAAGCCAAAGCAAAATATAGCCATATGAAACATTCCGCCTATAGGTCAGGATTGGTCGTCAAAGCCTATAAAAAAATGGGTGGAAAGTATTCAGGCAAAAAAGATTCTGGTAAAGGGTTAAAAAGATGGTTCAAGGAAGATTGGAGAACCGAAAAAGGTAAAAAAACATATAAGGAGGGCGGAACTATATTTCGTCCTACTAAAAGAGTAAATAAAAAAACTCCAACCACTATGAGCGAATTAACCCCAGCCCAAAAAAAAGCGGCTATCAAGGAAAAGAAATCCACAGGTAAAGTCAAAAAGTATAAAAAATAATTATATTAGTATATAGTAATATGGTTAATAATAAAATTATCAAACCACAGGGTGACTTGAAAAAGAAACCAACTGTAGATATGTTAAAAATGTGTGCTAGTTGTTTAGACAAAGAGCATCCATTTCATAAATTAAAAAAACCTAATCCTAAAGATATTGAAAAAATGTTTATTAAAAAGAATTCTAACAAAAAGTCAAAAAAAAAAATATAATTTAGTATTATATACCTACTCAAATGAACGACGCAGGACAATCACAAGAAATGGGATTATTTGACTACTCTGTGGATATGACTCCTATGAATATGGATATTAGGAGTGATACCCTTGAGCCTATTACATCGGCCTCCACTCGTAAAGTATTTAGATTAGACGCAGCAGGATATCTAGACCAGAATTCTGTTCTCCTTTTTAAGATGACGACACAGCAGGCTAACAATCAATTAAGGGTTGGTAGTGCTTTAGGTGCCTTACTTGCTATAAAAAGGGCCACTTTACAGATTGGAGATTATATATTAAATGATACAGTAGATATTGGAAGAATAGCCTCATTAACTAACTTAATGGGACAAAATGAAAGCACAAGAAATCAGGTATCAGGTCATTACTATGGTAATTCTTACCACACCAAAACCTGTAATGTATATGACCCTACCGAAAATATTAGTTCTGGTAAAGGTTCCATTTTATATGATAACCGTAAATCAGGCACACACTTTGGAAACATTAGAGACCAGACTCACGCACACATTAACTCCATACCACTTAAGAGTCTAGAAAATGATGTAGTTCAGTATGGTATTCCACTAGGTGTAATTTTACCCTGCCTCAAAAATCGTTCTATTCCTCTATTCTTATTCCAAGAATACAGAATACTCATCACTATTGAATTTGAGGATGCCCCAGCCTTTGCTAACGACATTTCTATGACTAACCAGCAAGTCCCTACTGCTGTTAATACCCTTAACGCAGGACAAGCCGCCCAGAGTGGTGCTATTCAGTTTAGTGATGTTAAGTTACAGGTTGATTATATTATATATCCTAGTGAAGTTCAGGCACAAGCCAGAGCCCAGACTAACGCACAGGGTGGTTTAAGGTTAGATTTCTTTGATATTATTAAAGTTGAAAAGAATATTCCTACTGCCGTTGCTAATGTAACTCAAAGTGTAGAGCACAGAATTGGTGCTGATAATAAAGAAGTCCATAAAGTTTATATGTGTAGAAAATTTACTAACTCTGTAAATAATGCTGGAGCCGATAACTTTGGCCGTAATCTTCAGGAAAATAGAGTTTTCTTGAACGGTCGTATTACAGGACTTAATCAAGAGGAATATAATGTTAATATTGATGGTGTTGATATTTTTCAGGATTATAAATGGAATCCTTGTAGTCAGTATGACGAAGCGTCTAACTGTCTAGGACAGGATTTAAAAGTCCAAAGACCCTGCTACTTTAATGATGAAAATACAGTCAATACTAGGTTAGCAGACCCTGCTGACGGTTTATTAGGACAGTATAAACCTCTTTGTCTTGATTTAACTAATGGAGAGCCTGTTATTGTAGGTGGTGGTCGTCAAATCGGTGCCTACCCAATTATTTGGAAGTATAGAAGAACTCCAAACGCAGTAATGGGTAACCCTAGTGCTGAAAATCCTGTAGGTAATATTGCTGTGGATAATACACAGGCATTAGAAGTGGATTATTTTATGATGGTTAGCCGTGTTGCTAATGTAAAATCTACACCTCAAGGAACTCAAGTAACAGTTAGTTATTAATCTAAATTTTTTTTTATCTTTTTATCTTTTCTAAATATATACATCTAACAAATGAGTAAAAAATTTACTATAGCCATACAAAGTGACGATTCTAGTCCATTCGCCGCTTTCCAAAGACTAGCCCACACACTTATGAGTCCTAAAGATAGACAACTATATGCGTTGTTGTTGAATCCTATGACTCCTCCTAGTGAGTTTATAATATTATTTAGTGGATATCTAGGTAAGTTAGCAGAAGACGCACCAGATATAGCACAGTTAGAAGCAGATTTAAAGCAACCAAATAGAGCAGTTGGTTCTGGAGGAAAAGCAGCATTTCAAAAAGCCGTCAAACAAGTATTTGAAATTACTATGCTAACCTTTACAGGTTTTCAGGGTCTGGCTGCTGTGATAGCGGCTACCAGAAAAAACCAGAGTAAAGATGAAGTAGAGAATATCGCAGATAGGTTAGGTCTTGTCGCTGATATGTTAAAAAATTTTAAACATAATGATTTTCAAGGTGCTGATACACCAACCTACAAATTATATAAGGCTAACAAATTTATGCCGATGATTGAAAAATATGTAGAGTATATTGCTGACTTACCAGATGTATTCCAGTTTTTTAGAACTATGTTTCCATATCTGCCTGTCCTACAGAGTAACACAGAAGCCGCCGATGCTATAGCCGAGGAGTTAGGCACAGTCAATAAAGCACTTAATACCGAAATATATGCTACCTTACAAGAGTTTCCAAAATTATTTTTTAGAGGTTTTGCTAACACTAAACAAATGGATAATTATATTCAAGAACAAACAGACCCCATAGGAAGGTATAAAGAAATAGGAAAGCAATTAACTGATGTTGTTAGAACTTTAAATAAAGGTATTGAAAATAATAAACCATCACCATACGGTGATTTAAAACCATTTCTTCAATATCTTCGTGCCCTTCCTGATTATTCTATTGTAGTAGCAAAACGCAGCACAGCAAAAGGTCCTGAAAGTCAGGCAGCATCAATTGACCCTAAAACATTAGGAGGCAAAGATATGCCGAAAATAGGAAAAAACCAATTTATTCCTAGAATTGTTCCAGAAGTAAAAAACAATCTACGAAGCAAAGATTTAGATGGTGCTAACGGTGTTTTATATATGGCTGGTAAAAATATGCTAACAATTTTAAAAGCACAAGAAGCATATTTGTTAGGAGCAGAAGGTAAAAATTTTGTAGGAAAAGCATATGCTTTAGGAACTGTATGTATGTTTTTAGCAAAAACACATTTACTTTATAATTTAAACCCACAGGAACGAGCCACCTCCTTTGATTTTAACTCTCCACAATTTAGAAATTTATCTATGATTATGGAACTAATTAAAAAGGGTGTATCTAGACAGGTATTCCACGAACTTGGATATTTAGATATTACTTCACAGGGACGAGGTGTAAATGAAACTCAATTTGCTAATTTAGTTAGAACTGCTACTAACGGAATTACAGAGACTGGATTTGGAGTTGGAGAGTTAGACGCTGTGATAGATACATTTAGAGAATTTATGAAAATACCATTTAGTGAATATATGATATCTGCGAAAGGGTTAGATACAGAAAGTATAATGGGTGCTAATTCTCCACTAACTGAAAGTTTTGCTAAAATATTTTCATTCTCTGCTGAATACTTTAGTCAAAGTGTTGGAATGATAAATCAATTTGTAAATGATATGGCTAGTGTATTCGCATCAATTGATTTTAGAGGAACACCATTACGCCCTAATACTTATTTTGCCTGTTTTGTATATGGTAATCAGGTGTTATTTGATGCTAAAGACCAATTGTATGCTAAAGTAGAGGCATACATAAATACAAATGTTTATCCTATTGCCGAAGGTGACGAAGATGATGCTTACAGTATCAATACAGGAATAAGAGGAGCCAGAGCGATGAAGCAAACTGTAAAAACTATTAGAGAAACTATTAAAGAACAGAAAGCATTTGCTAAAGCAATTGAAACACCAAATTTTACAGAACAACGACGGAAAGAGATACCTGAATCCGCACAAGCATATTTTAAGGCTATGGGTGGTGATGCTGTGCCTTCACTAGGAACAGCGAAAATGAATGTCCTATTACATAAGGTTTCACCACTTTTTCATAACTATTTACCAGACCAACAACCACAAAGATATAACGAGTCAAATTTTCGCACATATGGTGAGGATTTTGAAACTTTGTTAGATTCATTAAAAGATAGTGATTTATTTGAAAAGTTAGAAAAAAAAAAAGTTAGAGAGTTATCTAAAAAAGCAGAGACTATATATGAAGCCTACAATATAGTTGTGGCTAGTTATATGAAAAGTATTAGTATTTTATTAGGTGGTATATCTAATTATTCTGTATATAAATCTAACTTACTATCTCTAGAAAAATTAGCAACAGAAAGAGAAAAAGTTACGGCAGAGTTTGAGGCATATGTACTAACTACAGGATTACAAACACCTGATGATGTGACGAGGTCTGCGTTGTGGGGTGAGTTTTTAGCATTACATCCAGATAGGGTAAGTGAATATGTTTCTTTATCAAAAAATATTAGTTCGTTGTGTGGTATAGATGAAACAGCCTATAATGGTAACGACTATTATGAATATTTACATATGTCTCTGGGAACTGATGTATTTGCTACTTGGAATTTTGGTAGTAAGCCAGTTAAGAAAGATAAAAAGTTAGTAAAACATTTTAAGTCATCTGTTACACAAAAAAGAAGAGAGAAAACATATTTTTCTGTAAAGGCACTAACTAACTTTGCTGAAATAGGAGATGAGTTTGCTTTATATACCAAAGAAGGAGTAGATAATTTTAATGGTTTGAAAAATATGGTTAGTGATATAGTTTTATCATTAGATGAGATGAAAGAAAATCCAGAGTTGTTAGGTGATAGAGTAAGTGGTTTAATGGCGACTAGTGTGGATTTAGCCATCAACGGACAAAATGCCCTAGGTATGGTAACACCCAAAACACAAAAGGTAAAAGCAGTTAGTGATTTAGATTCAACTATGAAACTAGTGAAAAAGGTTTTTTTTGAGTTAGCGGTATTTATTGATAAAAGGGAACTAACTAGTTTTCCAATCTTTCTATCACAATTTACATCGGTATTGAATACTGAAATGGAGTTAGATAAGTTAAAGAGTAATTTAGAAAAAAAATTTTTAGATTTAGTTAGAGATACATTTTTAGATAATTCAGTTCAAAACTTTCAACAGATTACACATAATTTACTTATTGCTGGTATTGATAGAAAAGGTCTGTCTAATCTAGATTTACAGAATTATCAAGAGCAAGTTACACCAGCGGTAGCAGGACTCGCAGGTGATATGGCTAATAAATATACTAACTCTTCTGGTTTATATAGTAACTCACCATCAGCCGTGTTAGTAAAACCAAATGATAATTTTAAACATTCATCAGTTGCGATTAGTTTAGGTGAAGCAAAACACTCACATCAAAATTATAATGCTTCGTTAGCATTAAAGGGTAAAAATAGATTTTATGTTGATGCTAGCGATACACAGGCTGATATGAGTTTTGCTATTGCTAGTGGTAGTATTGGTCTAACCAAAGCCCTATATGTTGGTATGGGTGAAGATGTGGAAGGTTTTGATTTTCATCAAGTTTTAGAAAAAACAACAGAGCCATCAAATAAAGTAATTCCACCCAGCGATGCTATTGAAAAGGCTGCCGCACTTCGTCAGGCTATCAAAGACCAGAAGTTAGCAGAGGCTAGAGCCAAGAGCGACGCTATGATGGCTAGGTTAAGTGAAAGCGACAGAGCAGCATTAGACGCTAAAAAGAAAGCACAGGAAGGACAAAGAAGGAGAACAGCAGCAGAGAATGTAATAAAGAAAATAGTAAATAATAAAATCAAAAAAAAAGTTGGAAGAGGTCAACTAACATTTTCCGCAGATGATGTGGAAGAAGTAAGAGAATCTCTGCGTGGTGTTAGTGATAAAGATAAAGAATTATTATCTTCTATAAAATTTGACCCTGAAACTTTTACCTTTACTGATAAACATACTTTACAACTAGGTGATGAAGCATTTAAAGCCAGAGAAAAAACAAGACAGGCAGATGTAAAGAAAGCATTAGATAAGTTTCAAGACGAACAAGAGAGAGCGATGGAAGCCAAACGCTTACACGATGAATTTATAGCATCACTCACACCAGAACAAAAGATAGAAAGGCAGAGAATCCTAGGTGAAAAGTTTGAAGCAGCCAAACAAGAAAAAGCCAAGAAGTCAGCGGCAGCAGAGAAAAAGGCTAGAAAGAGAGCCAGAGATAGAATTAATAAGTTGTTAGCCAAAGAGTCTAGAACTCCTGAAGAAATAAAATTAATGTTAAAAGATTATGAGGTATTAGGTGAAAAGACATTACCACCTGAAATAGAAGCAGCCAGACAGGCACAGAGTCAAGCAGACAAAGCATCAGCAGCAGAAAGAAAGGCAGAGTTAGCAGATGACCCAGCGTCTCAAAAGAAAGAGTTACAAGCCGCCAAATTAAGAAAATATTTTGGTTTAGAAGCCAAGGCTAGCATTATAGCAGGTAAGAGAACTAATCAAGTTAGTGAATTGGTAACACAGTTTATAGAGAAAGGTGGAAGTCCAGAAGAAACAGAAATATTTAAAAGAGTACTAACACAATATCTAACAGTAGGAGGACCTGTAGGAGAGAATCCAGAGTTTGATAGACTGGATGAATTTTTAAGAAGAACAGGTATTCAGTTAGCAGCACCAAATATTCAGGAACAATTGAGAGCCATAGAAGGTGTTGATGTAAGCGATGCTGTTGCTAACTTGGTCCAGCGTTTCCAAGCAGGTAAGAAAGAGTTTGAAAATATACAGGCAGAAGCCGCCGCTGAATTACAGGATGTAAAAGGTAAAGGTCAGGCACAAAAAGTCTATGGTATTGAAGGCACTAGAGAATATCAGGGTGGTAAAATGAATCTAGCCCTATTGTATAGACCAAAAGGAGAAAAAGGAATATTTAAAATTGGTGAAAGATATGATAGACCTCTAACATTTGGAGATAAACCAAAAAGGACTAAAGCACTTAAAGGCTATACAGACGCTGTATTTTTGGGTGGAACTGTTACTACTATTGGCGGTCAGGAGGTTAGTATTTTCCATCAAACTCCGCCAAAGACTCACGCATTAGATAAAGGAGCCATTATATCATATGAAGATATGACTATGGGTGAGACTTTTGGGTCTTATGGAGAACAGGTAGATAAGGCTAAAAGTGTTTTCGCATTTATGGCGGCTAACCAAGCATCTAGTAGTTTTGGAGGACAGGCAGGGGCAGCACAGGCTAAAGAATCATTTCAAGACCCTAGACCTAGCGTCCAGTATGATGCTAGTAGTGGTCGTGTAATACCAGATGCTAGCACTCCAAACTATAGAAAGGCCACACTCCGTGATGTGCCTGTAGAACAAGGAACTTTATTATTTGACCCTCTTAATCCAGCAAAGAAAGTTAAAAGAATATTTGGAACTCGTAAAGATTTAGCCATACAAAAATAATCTCATATATATTATATGTCTTCAAAGTTTGATTTACTGAAAGCAGAAATGAAAAAGAGAGGGATGAATGTCCCTGACTCTGTAATACGAGAAGCCATAAGACGCAAAGACGCAGGCAAAGGTGCTGAAGCACCCAAGAAGAAAAAAAAGAAAGTCACCAAGTCCGCCGACCAGAGCCATATGGATAAGGATAAGAAAGAGAAAAAGCCTAGAAAGAAAGTTGTGAAGAAGGTAGAAAAAAAAAAGTTAGAATCAATTACACCTACACAACTGAAGAATCTACGCAAGTATTACGGTAAGATAAACCCTAACAGAGAGTTTAGCAAAGGGCTAGGGGCTGGTAACATCCTACGAAAGAAAGTGTTAGCAAAACAAACAGAATACTCACAGGGGGACCACGCCACACTTATGGCCGACCACAAAAGAATACTATTAGAAATAATGTTTCAGGAAAGTAAAAAGAAGCAGAAAAAACCTAGAAAGAAAATAGTCAAATCTAACAAAAAATGATTGGAGATATTGGAGATATTGGAGATATTGGAGTCATTTTTTCTACAAATTTTTTTTAAAATACTAATCTAACTTTTTTCAATTGTGTTAGTTAATA